CCATCGCGTTTAGTTGCGTATAATTGACGACAGTTTCTATAAAGAGACTTATCATAAAGACTGGCGTTATTTCCGACTAATTTCCAAATGGTACTGAATAATCCATTAGGATAATCATCGCGACGATCAGTCACTTCCAATCGGACTGCGCCGCTCTTTAAGTCGGCTGCTAACTTTTGACAAAGCGTGTTGCTTTTGTCGGCGACTAGGTCTCCTTTGATCGCGGCAGACGCTATCTTTTTGTTCTGGATGCTGTTCTTTTTATGCCCAAAGTCAATATACTCGCCGCCGAAACTCATATATGCGCCGCCAGGGTGGCACATCGTTTGGACGGCTTCATCGGTGGTGACGGTATAGAAATCACTGGCATGGCGGTTAATGGCTAAATTCTTGGTGTCTTCTGCCATCGCCAGTTCGTTGACTTGCGGGTACAGAAAGCCCAGACAGATTGGGGTGCCGCCCATCATGGCGATGGCGGCCAGCAGGTCTTGCTTGCCGGTCATCTTGAGTGACCAGATATTTTTTTCATCTGCCTGGTCAGGTTCCGGCAAATCCACGCGCCCGGATCGGGTGCTGGCCGTCGGCGACAAAAGCTGGACGTTCGCCATTTTCGCGCCGTTGTCCATCATCACCAGATCGATGCTGTGATCTGAGGGGTGGACTTTGACGACTTTGCCGAGACGGAGGACGGCACCTTGAGGCTGCTCACCGATCATGCGGCTTTTCTCCCAGTGGTTGATGCAACGGCCATGAGTTCATGTTCGCCAGTCTACTGTCACGACTGGCTACTCGTAGACGCCTTGCTTGCCTTCTTGCAAGTAGGGTGAGTCGGTGGTCATTTTAACCCGTTCAATAAAGCCAGTACCGCGAATGAAATTGATGGTGGTGGTGTACTGGCGATAGGGTGCGAACTTGTGGGTGACGGTCTGGGCGTAGTATTCAACGCCATGTTCCCCGCCGAACGTGCCACGATGGAGGACGACATACTTTCCGGCGCGGATTTTCTCGTTGCCTTTGACCGTCATGCTGCCCTCTTCCAACAGCACGTTATCGCAGTTCATTTCAACCAGGGCTTTGCGGCGTTCTGCAACCCACGGGGATAGCGTGGTTGATATGCCGCCAGAGCCATTCATCGTTTTCTCAGATTGGCCGTCTGATCCGCTGGTTTGCTGATCGGATAACAATGCGGATGAAGAATTCATTACTCGGTAGCTGTACAAATCCGGGTCACTGTTGGGGTATTCTTTGCCGTCCAGCAGAATATGCTTCATATCACCGGCGGAAGCGGCATTTTGCATTTCTTTGTTCGCCTGCTTGGACACCAGTTCGGGTGAATCCACCCAGTAAATGTTAGCGACATCCTGTTCACTGCGGCTGACATCCAGGCGAACGACATCCTCAATCCAGATTTCAACCTTTTCATATTCTGAGGTTTGGCCCATGATTTGGATCGTTTCGCCATTGTCAAGAAAGGTTCCGCCTTTAATCCAGGTGCGATAAGGCGCGGGTCTGAATCGCAATCTCGGCGGATCGCCCTCGGTAGTTTCCGGGTCTTCAACCCAGAGTTCATTCCACGGCAAATCGGCATATTGCAAAAACGTATTCCAGATTGGCCCCACCAGCGCGTCCTGCTTGGGGATTACGACCTTTCCTTTTACCTGTTTTGGGTCGTAAAGGGCAATTGCGGAAAACCGCGCTTTCATGTTGACCAGTTGCGCATTGATAACGTGTTCCAGAATCAACTTAAAAAACTCCCCGACGGTTCGCGGTTTCTGGTTTTCGCCAATTGCAAAGAAAATTTCCCAAGCGGTATTAAAGGCAGTGCCGAGCAAAAAACCCAGATAAACCAGTGGCGGGATTTGAGTCATCTCAAAAATCCAGCCGTAGTCATTGCCTTGAATGACCGTACTGCGCTGCGGCTTGCCGTCGCTACCCATACTTTCAACCCGGCGAATAGTGCGAATAAAGCCGCGCATGAGCAGGGGCAGGCCGTTGGGATACTCCGCCCGGTTGCGGGCCAGCCGGATTTCGATCTCGTCCATCGGCTCCAGCAAGCCGTACAGGGTATCCATGCCGGCGGGCGTATTGCCGCCTGCATCCGGGGCAATTTTATAGTACCGATCCGGGACGGTAATCACGAACGAGCCTTTTGGACTGGTAACGCTTTTGCTGACGCTGATTTCCGATCCGTCGCCCAAGTGTTCGGTAATACTCCATGGCTGGCTTTGTCCGCCTTGAAGACGGGTCGGCTGGCAGTTATCAGCGCGGGTAATCGCCTTGTAGACGATGACCGTAAATTGCGGGATGTAGGTTTTGACGGCCATAAGTTAAGCAGCCTGGTTGACGGACGCGACTGAAACAGCGCCATGCGGGCGGGTGGTGCGCAGGTTCATCCGGTGATTAACGTCATTGCCAAGGCGAGCGCCGTGAGCGTCGGCTTGGGTCAGGGTAATATCTAAATGCCCGATACCTTGACCGCTGTAGTTATTGGCCTGGTCGAGCTTGGGTTCCGGGATCGTTTCTTTGGGCCTCGGGGTGTATTCCGGCGCGTTGAGCGGTTTGGGGGTGTACTCATCGTCGGTGCGCTGCAATAACTGCGTCCGAGGGTCGCCCAGGCCATCGCCGCTTTTCCGGGGCGCTTTAGGATCGGCCTGGGCGGCTTTGGTGGCGACGGGCTGGGTGTCGGTGTCCGGCGCTGGAGGTGGGACGGGGGCAGCGGCAGGGGTTTCAGCGCTGGATGGATTGCCCATTACGCCCAGCACCGCATGGGACTGGCGGATGCGGTTCCGATCCATATCGCTGCCGATGGTGTCCGCTGATCGTTCGTAGTTCTTATTGATGGATCGGCTGGCGTCTTCGACGCTGCTGGTCTGTTTTAACCGTTCCAGGGCTTTGCTTTCAGTGGTTTCCAGTTCTACTGCTGCAAACTCCTTTTGCACGTTCCAGTCGTTCGCAGATCGCCCGGACTTCTTGGCGTACTCCTGGAGTCGCTGCCAGCGGTCGTTCCGCCACTGAAAGATGCCGTGGGCGCTACCGTTGTCGCCTTTCGCGTTGGTATTTAGCGATGACTCATGGATCGCGTTGCCGGCCAGGGCGGCGGCTTGGTTGTCCGTTAAACCGAGCCGTTCCTTGTAATAGTTCGCCAGTTCCGCGCCTTTGTTGGCCTGCTGGCTTTTCGGGGTTGGGCCGCTACCGCCGGGGCCGCCGGTCTTGGCGGATCGGGCAGACGGGGTGGTGCTGGCCAGATCAGCAGGATCGCTACCTGCCGCGCCGGGTAGCCCGCGCTTAATGTTCTCGACCTTGTTGGCGTAGTTCGGATCGGTTGCGTAGCCGGCCTGTTGTAAGCGCCGCATGTACTCAGGGTCGTTGCCTTGCTTGCCGGCTTCCAGTGCCGACTTGTAGCGTGGATTCTGTTGTAAAAACTTGGCGTAGTCGCTAAAACTTTCTTCTGGCGAGTCATAGGCGCGAAAGCCCGCATTGACGCTCACATTCTGGCCGTTAATCACTTCGCCAGTTTTAGAATTGACTCGTTTGCCTTTCCAGCTTTTGTCGGCCTTGATGCCAAACATATTATTGCTGCCGGGCGGCATGTGCTTGCCCCAGCCGGTTTCATGTGCGGCCTGGGCCAGCAGGGTGTCCGCCGAGACGCCCAGTTCAGCAGCGGCTTTTTCGGCGGCAGGGCGATATTTGCGGATGAATTCAGCCTGGGTATCGGATAGCTTTCCAGGCTTACCGCTGCCTTGGGCGGTTTTTGCCGACGGGGTGGCCGTACCTGTAGCCGCGCCGCTTTCGGGGCTGGTTGCGCCTTCCTGGGCGGTTTTGGCGGTTATGGTTGAAGCCTTGGTCTTATCGCAATCGGGGTTAGATGGATCATCACAAGGCGCGGGCGGCGCAACGGGCGCGGTCGTACTGCGGCCTGCTGCGGCAGTTCCCTTGCCGGCTCCGGGACTCAAAAAACCGCGACCATCGCCGGGGAAAGTTTGCCCGGTGAATTTGTGAATGGTCGGCGGGCTGGCGGCTTGGGCGGGACTGGCTGGTTTACTGGGGGATAGCCCTTTTTGCGCTTCAGATCGGGACGCGTCGGTGAGTGGTGCGGTCGGGGTGCCGTCTGGCGCGGTGACGCCGGGGCCAGCGCCCAGGACAGCGGCTATGCCCGCGCCGTCGCCAGTTCCGCGACCGGCTTGCAGGGCTTTTGCGCCATGCGCCAGTTCGGCCAGGTAGCGGGTGACCGGGTCAAACAGTTGCTCGAGCCGCTTTTGTAGTTCTTTAACGGCGGTGGGGGTGTCATCGCCGGTGTTGATTAACGTGGTTGCGCCGGTCGGAGTGCTATTAGGCGGCAGGGTGCTGGTGGTTGCTGGCGTGATCGGCAAGGGTTTGCCGGGAACGGTTCCGCCCGTCGCAAACCGGGCGGGAGTTTGCGGATCATCGCCTTGGTTAATCTGGTGCAACAGCGGCAGGTTCTTCTGGGCGGCGCTGGCATTAATCACAAACTCGCCGGGGGTCAGTAGCGCCGGGACGCGGTCACCACCGCCAAATCCGCCAGGGATTATGCCGCCCGTGGCACGGCGGATCGGGGCGGGGAGTTCTGCAAGCTGCTTTTCAAGTGCATCTATTTCCTGTTCAGCCTCTTTTCGTTTTTCAGGCTGTACCCAGCCGATATTCGCCAGCTTCATATTGGCCGCTTTGATTTTCTGTTCTAGCTGATCGCGGGGCGACGGGCCTTGGCTGGCGAATTGTTCTTCGGCGGGCGATTCTTCCATGCCGATAGGATTTGTGTTGTCCATAAAATGCTTGCCCGGAATCCAGAATCCGATAGCTTGATCGACAAACTTGTCTAAAAAACTTCGTTGTTTAAAGTAATTTTCTTTTTTACCATTACTTGCCGCATCAACCTTTGCGCGCTGTTCGTTAGTCACGTCCTGTAAGTGCTTTGTGGCTTCCGCTTTCTTTTCTGGCGGCGCGTCATCAAGTTCCTTTTGCGCTTTCGCTATTTCATCATTGGCGGTCGTGGCAGCGTTCCGGCTGTTGACCTGTTCTTCGGTATATTTCTTCTTGGCTTCCGGGTCGACGTTAAAGCCGAGTTTAAGAATTTCGGCAACTTGGTTTATTCCATAAACGATTGGCTCACCCACATTCTTGATCATGGCGGTTTTGAGTTCCGCCAAGGTAGCGGTTACCGCGAGCCAGGGCGTTTCTTTAGCGCCATGCTCGGCAATCTGTTTAATCAGCTCATCCACAAAGGCTTTCTGCTTGCCCGGGTCGCCGGTGCTGGCGTCGGCTTGCAGTTTCTCCAGATTTTTCTGGTCGCCTTCATGGAGGGGGATGACGGGTTTGTACTCAGTGAGTTTCTGTTTGGCCGCTGTAAACTGCTCGCCGGGCTTGCCGGTAAACTTGAGAATATCGCTCAGGTCTTTAAACCCGTCTTCCCGGAGCGTGTCCATCTTAATGTTGCGGGACTCCAACTGCTTTTGAAAATTGCCCGCGCCGCCTTTCTGCCCTTGTTCCATAAAACTTTTATCCACGGCAATTAAGGCGGCTGCGTTTTCCATCCCGCCCATATTTAACCCTTCGCTAACGGCAAAAGGCACTATCAGCGGATTCTTATTACCCGCGTGTTTCTTTTCCATCTGATCGACATAAACGCTGAGATTGGTTTTTCCGGTATCTTCGCCTTTTTGATTCAGAATCGGGGCCAGGATTGGCGCTTCTCTCTGGCGCTGAATCTGGAGGAAATCTTCAGTCTCCATAGCTTCAGACAGCCCTTTGTACATCAACAATTCAGTGGCTGGATTAGTGGAGTTACGCAACCCTTCATCGGCGCGAGACAGCAACGCCATACCGGCCTCGCCTTTCAAGCCGGGGCGGCCTTTATCGGCCACGTCATACAACGACTTCAGGTAGCCGAGCAGGTTGTCGGTGGCCGGTTCTTTGGTAGTACGCGCCACGCTGCTTTCGGCCAGCCGGGCAAAATCGCCCAGTACCTTTTCCAGCGGGACGTTGTTCTGGCCGACCGCTTGGGCGAGTTTCAGTGCAAACTTTTTATCTTTGGTGGTCAGTTCGCTGCCGGAGCCGGGTGCGCCAACCAGATCGCTTTTACCGGTTGCGCCAATCAGGCTTAGCCGCGCCATTTGCTGCACGGTCTGGTCTTTGTCCGCGCCAAAGCCGACCGCCAGTCCGACGGCCGCCTGAGTGCCCGCCACGGCTTCTTTAAGCGTCGTGGCGTGGGCGGTGCGGGTGAAGGCGAGGGTGAGCTTGGCGGCTTCATCGCTGGCAACGCCCAAGCCTTTACCAACATCGCTAATCTGGCCTTTCAGGAAGTTGAAGTCATGGCCCACGTCCTGGGTGCGGCGCATGAATTCATCGGTATATTTCCCGATGTCGTTTGCGCCTTGGTAAGCGCTTTGAATCGCCTCCAAGCCAGTCTGAACGCCGACCATGCCGGCGGTAAACTTCGCACCGCCCATGACACCGCCCATGATTTGCTGGCGGCGCTGTTCGCTTTCCTTTTTTTCAAAGGCGGCTTCACGGTCGGCTTCGCGCTGGGCTTTGCGCTGTTCAGGGGTTTCGCCGGATGCGCCGGGCGATGACGGTTTCGGCTGGCGATTGGGAAGATTGGGAATATCCAGGCGTTCCGGGGGCCGGGGTAATTCCGGGTTGGTGCCGGAAATGCCGCGCAGCAGGCTCTCGATGAGTTCCTGCTGAATCCGCTTGATTTGCGCGTCAGTGGCATGGGGAGGCGCGGCATGGCGCGGGTCAATTTCCCAGGGCGCTTTGCCTTTGGTCTCTGGTTGATTAAGTCGCTCTGCCCTTTTCCCGCCGATCTTCGGATCGGTCATCCCTTTCCAGTTATCCTGGATGATTTTCAGATCGCGCTTTAGCTGATCGGTACCAATATCGCCAAGGTCGATCTCAGTAAACCTTTTACCCTCCTGCTGCAATTCCTTGAAGGCGTTTTGCAATTGCTTAAGCGCCGCTTGGGCGGATTGGGTATTCGCGGTAATTTCTAAGCCGACAGACATGGCAGGAAGTCCTGAAAACGGGGTTTCGTTAGTGTGGAGTCACGACGGGCTAAAAAAAACCCGCCGAGGCGGGTTAAAAGGGGGCGTGGCAAAACAACGTAATGGATTCAACCATTCCAGCCGTGCTGGTCGGGAAGGTTTGCTGGCTGAGTAGGTTTTGCAGGGCGAGCCGGTTCGGAGTAAATCCCTGTTCGCACTTCATGGTCGTGCAGCCGGTCAGGAGCAGGGTCATCATCAATAACAGGAGCATGAGCAGCAGGGGCGGCAAGGGTGGGCCGGCTTTGCAGTTCAATCGGCGGCAGTTCGGTTTTGACGGTTTTGGGTTCATCGGGGATAAAAATTCCAAGTAGACCAATAGCGTTGAGACCGACGCCGATCCAGAATTCAACCTTGCTGCTCACTACTTGCGTGAGCGTGTCGACGTCAGCGGGCGCGCCTTTGAAGACCAGGTATAAAACGATCACGCCGGTAATCACGGCAGTGATCCCGCGCTTCGTGCTGCCTTCTTGCAGCTTGACCTTGTTGCGGATTGCGGTGATCTGGTTCATGCGCCGTTTCCGATTTTGTAGAAGTGATGTGCGCCGATCACGACGACCGGGGTTCGTCCTCTGGCCCAGCGGGTGTGCCGGACGACCGCGCTGGTGCAGTAGTGATCCGCGCCTTTGGTAAGGTCGGCTTCCGGCGCGGCTGACATAACGTCGATGCAGATTTTCAGGATCGCCAGATAGTCGCCATTTTCCCGCGTCCTGGGGTTCTCCATGCGGGCGCGGTTCGGGTCACTGGGGTTCCAGCAGCTAAACTGCCAGGGGTCGCGGCACACCGCCGCCAGGGTGTCATCAGGGATACCATCGCCGGCATTGCGTGACCACCAGCCCGGATTATCCAGCCGGTTGCGAATCACCCAGGCGACGGCGCGCTGGCCGTTCGGGGATTCGCCGCGAGCCTCTGCCCAGACGGTTAGGGCCATGGTTTCCAGGTCAGTCATTATCTACCGCCATGATCCATAGTTCGCGCCGGGCGCATTCGCCGTCCATGCCGTCAAAGACAATCCCGCCGCTAACCAGCAGGTCGCCTGAATCCATCCGCATGATCACGCTTGCCAGCCGGTGCTGACCTAGCCCGACCACGGTGACAGAATCGCCATTTCGCAGCGACTCCAGCCAGTCACGGCGGGCTTTGTCCGGGCGCGGGGCGTGTGCAGGAGTGGGGGCGGCGCAGGTCACTTTTCCAGGTCTCCGATCTCAAGCGCTTGCAGTTCCAGTTCTGCTTCGATATCGGCCAGGTCGTAACTGGGGTCGATCAAGTGAATGGCTGGAGGGTGAGGTGTATCCGTCAGAATTTCAATGAGGTTCTGCACGTCACGCATGATCCGCCCCAAGATCTGTGGGACGCTAAGTTGTTCGTGGCAATAAGATTCATGGCAATAAACCGCAGCTTCTTCACTCATACGTCTTCCCATTGGTCAGGGTCAGGATTATCAATAGCAGCCTGGTCAGCCCGTGTTTCCAGTTCGGCTTCAATGGCCGCCAGATCGTAGTCGTCATCTTCTTCGTCAAAGCTGATCGCTTCGCCTTTCGCAGCAGACGCTGCGTAGTAGGCTGTCCAGTAATCCAGCGCCAACTCGTCAGAGGTCAGCGCCAGAAACCGAGGATCATTCGGTGGCAGCCGATACCGATCCCGGAACCACCACTGGATGCTGTTCGCTGCCTCCCGCGCCCGTTGTTTGATCTCCTTTAGCTTTAATACGAAAGGAGTCCTCCTGGGTGCGGATTGCCCGATAAACGGCGCGCAGCCGGTCGTACCCGTCATCCAGGGGGTCAACGTCCTCCATTGACCAGCCGTCCGGGGCGTGAATGATCAGCCCTTTTAATTCCGCCACTAGCCCGCACAGGTCGATAAACCAGTCGGATAAGGTAGCCAGAGGTGCGCCTTCCGTCAGGCGATTCAGTTCAGCGTGAATCGCCATCTGGACACGGAGGGTGCGCTTGCGAATCTCAAACGCCCCGACATCCGGGACGTTGACCACATAGGTCGCTGGGGTCATTTGTTTCCTTGTTGGAGCGCCGATTCAGGGGTATAATTGATTCTCGTTTTGATAGGGTTATTGTGGTGTCACGACTGGGCGGTGGGTGAAAATGGGCAGAAAAGTCACGCTTGAGGAATTTATTGTCCGGGCGCGGGCGGTACATGGTGACCGTTATGATTATTCGCGGGTCGTTTACAAAAACAACAGCACTAAGGTTGAGGTGGTTTGTGCTGAACATGGATCGTTTTTCCCGAAGCCGATCAACCATATTCAAAACAAATCCGGCTGTCCGGCTTGTGCAGGGTGCAAGCGCACGACGGCTGAGGATTTTATTGTCCGGGCGCGGGCGGTACATGGCGACCGCTATGACTATTCGGCGCTGAATTATGCCGGGGTGGATTCGCTGGTCAGTATCGGTTGCCCAGATCATGGCCTATTTCAGCAAATTGCCTATGACCATACCCAAGGTCATGGCTGCAAATTATGCGGGGTTGAAAAATGCGCGACGGCGCATCGGCGATCTCTGGCGGAATTTATCGCCAAGGCGCGGGCTTGCACCGGGCTTGCGCCAGTCACGCTTGAAGAATTCATTAAACGGGCGCGAGCGGCGCATGGCGACCGCTATGACTACTCAAAGGCGATGTTTTCCAGGTACAGCGATGCGGTAGAGATTGTCTGCAAAGACCACGGGGCTTTTTGGCAAGTCGCCAAATCCCATGCGGCCGGGGCAGGATGCCCGGACTGTTCCGGGGTAGGGCGAATCACCGAGGCTAAACTCATCGCCAGGGGTCAATCGGTACATGGGGATCGTTACGATTATTCCCGCGCTAGAATCGTTAATGGATCGACGCCGGTTGAGATAATCTGTCAGGATCATGGCGTATTTTTGCAGCGTCCGATTGAGCATGGCTTAGGTGCGGGGTGTCCGGTCTGTGCCGGGAAAGCACCGGTCACCAGGGAAATATTTATTGAACGGGCGCGAGCGGCGCATGGCGACCGCTATCAATACGATCAAATGTTTTTTTCAAAATACAAGGAAAACGTAGCAATAACTTGTGTCGAGCATGGGGCATTTTGGCAAACTCCCTATAATCACGCCAATGGGTCTGGATGCCCGACGTGTGCCAGGGAGCAAACTACAAGCAAGGGAGAAAGTGAATTAGCACAATGGATTGCGTCGCTAGGGCTGCGAGTTTCCAGAAACGACCGCGCTGCATTAGGCAGTATGGAGATCGATATCTTTCTGCCTGATCTCAAGATCGGGATAGAGTACAACGGGGCATATTGGCACTCAGATGGAAAATTGCCGCACCCCAGAATCCATGAGGTCAAGACATCAAAGGCCAGAGATGCCGGTATTCGCTTGATTACGGTATGGGATTTTGATTGGAAAGCCCGCGCAGACTTTGTAAAGCGGTTTTTGCTTCATGCTTTTGGATTGAATTCCGCGTCAAAAATTAACGCACGGGCGTGTGCTGTGCGATGGGTTGAAGCGTCCGTTGCAACTGAGTTTTATAATAGAACTCATATTCAAGGCGCGGCTTGGCGATCCATTGTAAATTATGGACTGTTTTCTGGAGACGATCTGGTGGCCTGTATGTCATTCAGCCAAGGAGTTAGTCGGCGGGGGATGATGGGTAACGCTGAATGGGAATTAGCGCGATTCGCTACTGACCGGATTGTGCGTGGTGGTGCGGGCAAAATCTTTTCGACGTTTGTTAAAAACCACATACCACAAACAGTCTGGTCGTTTTCAGACCGGCAGCATTTTTCGGGCGGGGTCTATCCGGCACTAGGTTTTAAAGAGGATGGGCGGCTGGCGGCTGATTACCGGGTGCTGCATGAAGCGTCAGGGCGGATTTGGCATAAGTCGGCATGGCAGAGAAAATACATTCCGACGCGATTGGCGGAGCTTGGTATTGATGAGCCGTTCGATCCGGCTACGGATTCGCGCACTGAGCGGGAGATACAGAAATTCGCCCGCGTCCTGAGGATTATGGACGCGGGGAAAATTCGTTGGAAGTGGGAACCTTAGATGTGCGACTTCTGCAAACCAGCCGGCGTGATTGCGTTGCAGGCGTTGATGGTGGCGCTGGTGACAATCATGGCGTGCTTGCGGATTTCAATGTCGCCGCTGGCAAACGAGCATTTTTCGTAGCGGCGCAACACGGTACCGGATGATCCCTCAGCGCCCATAAGGACTTCTGTTGAGATTCCTTCACTCACCGACAACTGAGTGATGCGATCATTGACTTCGATATCAAACACCATTCCTTTGAGAGCATCGTCGCCGTTTTCAAAGCTAATGCCTAGATTTCGCAGGCTGGCGGTAAACATACAGGCTTGGCTGGTGCTAATCGTATGCCGGGCCATCGTCGGCACATATTCCTTGACGTGGATATCACCTATACCAGAGGCCGGTTCTGGCGAATAATCATCTTGACAGCGTAAATCTTGCAAAAGCCCAACAACCACGCCGCCGATCTTGATCGTGAATCGGTTACTGCTGCGGACAATGGCGTTTTGCGTCTTGGTGACCGGTGAAGACGAATAAATTGAAGGCATGGCGGATTACCCTTCGTAATTGACGATGCCAGTGTAGGCATTGGCATAAATGGAAATCAGGATATAGTTGATCGGCACCACTGGGCTGCACTCAAATTGCACGGTGACGACATCACCACGAATTTCAGCGGTCAGGTTGCGAAACGACGGATTAACTTCATCGCCGGCCAGCAAGCCGAGGCCGAAGGGTGGCTGTTGCGTTAATAGCCGTAATACGGAGGCAGTAGATTCAACGATACTGGCGATTGAAATATGGGTACCCTTCTTGCCGACAAACGATTCCAGTCGTTCACGGACGGATCGCACGGTGTAATCCAAGGCGACGCCGGTCGAGACTTCGACACGGTTGTAGTTGTCGTTGGTGCGCCAGGTGCTGATCGACTTGGCGATGCGGAATCCGCCGCGTGAATTCTGGTAAACCGAAAACACCCCGTTGCGGATCAGGTAGTCGGTATCGGAAGGTGCGGCAATCGGCAATTCAAGGCCGGCGATGCGCAGCGACTTGTTGGTCAGCGGTTCGCCGGGGGGCATACTGGCAAACGCGGCGGCGCACATACCGGCCAGCAAATAGGCGGGCATCAGCACCAGTTGGCCGTAGCTGTTGTAGTCGTAAAACGCCGGATAGACGTAGCTGGTGCGATCCGAGTTCAGGTTGCCGGCGTCGGCGGCGGCTTGTTCAAGGTCAAGCCCGGAACCAGCCCCGACAAAGCAGCGCCGTTCTTTCTTGCCCATATTGGACATGAAGTGGCAGTGACTATCAGCCATGCCCCAAACCGCCGGGGTTTCAGACAGCGGGGCGAGCCATTGCACGTCCTGGGCTTGCAGTGCGTCAAAGCAGGCCGCCCAGTCGGTGTTCGTCGATACCCCGTCAATTGCGCCGGTGAGATAAACAAAATCCGTCGTAGCTGGCGGCTTGAGTGCGCCGGTGGGCCGTTCGGCAGTGATTAAATCCTCGGCGGCGCTGTTGATCCAGTCGATGACCGCTTGCAGGTTCGCGGTCACGGTCACCGCAGCCGCTTTGGCGTCAACCGCAGTCAGTCCGTCCAGTCCGCGCAGGGCCGCCGTGGTTTCGACGCCGGGGTTGATGGTGGTTGTCCAGCCGACTTCGCCCATCAACCGTTCAACCAGCCGCTGTACGGTGGGGAAATCGGACAGTTGGATCGTAGTGGTCACCGCGCCGGCGATCAGGACAACCGTGCCCTCGGTGACGGTCACAGTGCCGGTCGTTTCCGCGCCGGTGTAGCGAATCGTGAAGGCATCGCGGGCCAGGTTGTCCTGGGTGTAATAGGTCTTTCCTTGCTGCGTGGTGACCTTTAGTCCTTTCACGCTGCCGGCTTCGATCTTGATTTGGACGCTGTTGGTGTGCGAGCCGTAGTCGGTGGACTTGAGGGTCAGCACGTTCGCCAGCGGCGATCCGCCTTGTAGGGTCTTGGTGGCCTGGGTCGCCGGATTGACCCGTACCGCATAAATGGAGCCGGGAGCCGCGACATCGACGCTGGATGCAAAGGCTTTTTCAACCGCCCACAGCAGTTCGCCGCCGCGCAGCACTTGCCGGGCATGGGCGATATTTCGGATCACGGTCGGTGACCTGGGGATGCCGCCCTGGCACAATCCGATCAGCGCCAGGTTGTTGCCGACGGTGGCGTTTTGGGGATTCAGCCCGCCGTCATTGACAATGGTTTCGACAGTCGGAGTCGTCAGCAGACGACCATTAAAAAAAACAGACATGTGACAAACTCCTTATGCGGGGGCAGTAATAAAGGCCGCAAATGCGGCGCGATAGTTTGAATCGGTATCTTTTAGGCGCTTCTGGCGTTTCATTTCAAAGTGAAACGCGCCGAGCAAGACGACGCGGCGTTCGGTTTTTGAAAAGTTCTGACAAAACTCATCCAGGCTCATCGGGATTTCTACCGGTTCGGGCGGCGCTTCAATGGCGGGCGCGGCTTCAATCGCGGGCGGAACTTCTGGCACATCCGCGCCGATTTCTTTAACTGCTTTCATTCGTTTGTTCCTTTCCCGATCACATCGATCTGGTCAATCGCCGGGGTTGTCCAGGAGATCATGGACGGGGCCAGGCAGGTGAAGGTGCCGACGGTCTGATAAACCGGCGCTTTGAAGGTCTCAAAATCTTCGCTGTCCTGCTGACTCCAGTCCGGGGTAATGAGGCCCAGGCTGGCAAAAATCGGCAGGTTGCCGATCACGATCCGTTTTAATGCCTGGCGCAGGGCGATCCGTTCATCCGGGTTTTGTGACCAGCCAATAATCGACAGGGTAACGTGCGACAGCCAGCCCTCGGTTTCCAGCCAGTCGTCGGGCGCAGCCAGCGGATAGTCCGCATCGATCATTTCGCCAATGGCGCGCTCGGCGCTGCGGTCGGCGTCCAGTTTTACTGTCACGACCGGCCATGAGGTCACTTCTGCTTGTGGCGGGGCTGTCCAGACCGGAATCTTGGCGCTGGCGGGCTTTAACCGTCCGGCGGCGACTTCGGCCTGCAGGCCGGCTTTGAGGCGGTCGCGCACAATCAGCAGGGGGTCGATACTGCGATCCAGCAGGCGCTGGGTCGGGGTGACGGTGGCGATGCTGGAGGCGATCCACTCAAAGCCATCATTGCCGTAGGCTTGGTAAAACAGCGGGACGCCGTTGATGATGTCTTCGGTATCCAGCAGCGACAGCCGGTCGTTCTCTGGGGTGACGTGCCGGGCGGCATTATGGATGATCGTCGCGCCGGGATCGTCGGGGCCAGCAAAGGCGTTGTCGGTGCGTCGGAGTAGTTGCAGCCAGACGGTGTCGGCGTCAACCGCCAGGAGCAGTTCGACGGCGTTGCCAATCGGAAGGGAGCGCAGGTAGCTGATGTTCATGCCGCCAGTGTGCTGTCACGACTGTGCGGGCGGGTATAATGGGGACAAATTTGAACAACGAGGCGGGAGGTTAGGTCATGGAAAATGGGCTGTATTACGGGGGAAGTCTGGACGTGCTACCAACATCGGGGATAAAAAAGATACCCGTTGTATCGTTATTTTCAGGATGTGGCGGCTTGGACTTGGGGTTTATCGGTGGCTTTGAGTTTCTTGGCAAGCGTTACGAAGAGACATGTTTCGATATTATTTGGGCAAACGAAATTAACAGCGCCGCGTGTAGAACGTACAGAAAAAATATCGGAACTCATATTATAGAGGGCGATATTTGGAAAAATTTTATTAATGCACCAGAAGATACGGACGTTGTGATTGGTGGTTTCCCTTGTCAGGATATTTCCGTTAATGGCAAAGGCGCGGGTATTGACGGAAAGCGCAGCGGTTTGTATCGAGCAATGGTAAAGGCAATATCCATTATTTGCCCGAAGGTTTTTGTTGCTGAAAACGTTAAGGGTTTGCTTATGAGGCATAACGAAAAATCTTTAACGCAGGTGTTGTCAGATTTCAGGGCATTGGGATACGAAGTTAGTTATCGCCTTTATCATGCAGCAGACTATGGCGTGCCACAGACCCGAGAACGGGTTTTTATTGTTGGAACCAGACCGGACGTTCCTGCGTTCGTTCATCCTGAGCCTGTTTGCAAGCATCATATTTCAGCCAAAGAGGCTATTGGCGATTTGGAAGGTTTCGATATGAAAGAAGATTTTAACCACATTTGGAGCCTTGCAAATAAAAGCGCAGAGCAAGGGAACAGAAAATTGATTGCTGAAAGGCCGGGGTACACTATTCGTTCTGAGTGTCATGGGAATATCCAGTTTCATTATTCTCTCCCTAGACGTATTTCAATGCGGGAAGCTGCAAGGATTCAGTCGTTCCCAGATAATTTTATTTTTGATTCAAAACTTCGGGAAACAGAACGACAAGTTGGTAATGCTGTACCGCCCGTTTTGGCATGGCATATTGCTAAAGCTGTCGAGCGTGTACTTTGAGCGATCATTGAAACTTGTTGAAAATGAGATGAAAAAAGCCGCATTAGAAATGGACGACGCTTTATTTGTTGAATATTGGGGAGAATCCGTACCGCCCGAAGAAAGAATCTCACGATGGCTACTCAAGGCTGATTTAATTGCCTGCGATTGGGTTCCATCAAATAGCCTTTTTTTACATAAATAGGCCGGATTGCCTTCAAGTTCTGACCTGACCTAAATAATTGCGCACATCTTCTTCCAGCGCCTTTTTGAAGGCTTGTTCTGCAATCGGCTTGAACATCTCCGCGACCGTCTTGGCCGGGTACTTGCCGGGAATGGCAGGCGCTTTCCAGCCGGTGGAATCCTCGGTCATCACCCGGAAGGTTAGGTACTTCGAGTGTGCTTTACCGCCACGGGCGTCGGGCTTGCGGAAGTTGGTCATACCGGCCATCGGGTGAGTTTTGTAGTTCTTTCCCTTAAATTGAGTGCCAATCCCCATTGCGCCGAGGTGCTGTTGCGTCAGGCGCGTACCCCATTCATATTGGCGACGCGGGACAAGTACCGGCTGGCGGGTTTTGATGTCGTAGGCACCGGTACCTGATTCACGCCGACCGAGGCTGATAATCCGGCTGCGGGCGACGCCTTGCGGCTTGAAAAAATCATGCACGGCTTTCGGCATAGTGTTGTTGCCGAAAGTCACTGTGTCGGGCGTACCCCAGCGAAAGGGGATAATCAGGTACCGCTTGCCGTCCTTGGTGCGCCGGACTTTCAAACTGCTGTCCAGCATCTTCTTCATGTCGCGTTCCGGGCTACCGGTCTCTATCGCCTCGGCATAGGCCAGATTGGAAAAAACCCGATAGTGAAACGGGCCGATCTGTTCCAGTTGAATGCTGCGATGGTAGGTGCCACTGCGGACGCCAATCACTTGGCCGTTGGGTAGCGGTTCGCCCTGGGCATAGGCCAGCCAGCGGGCTTTTGCGTCTTGCGCCATTTGGGCCACTGCGCCGGCCAGAGTCTGGAAGGTGTCCGGGCCGAAGGGAATATCCGGCGGCAGCGCGATGGTGATCCCGATGCTGTAGCTACTCATGGCTTAAACGGCTGATGGTCGCTGTCGCGGATTGCGCCGCGCAACAGATCGGCTATACTAATCATCAGTCCTGCCGGGCGTCCGTGGTAGGGAGTCGAACTGGAAACAGCCACGACCTCACGGGCATTGACGGCAGGATGTTCTATTTCTAGCGCATCAAGTTCGTGAAATTGATGTGCGCCGTCTTTTCTAACCTTAACCGTCATTTTCATGCGCTGAAGTTGCCCGTTCAACATTAACGGCGCATAGAATCGCCACATCTCTAGCACTTGCGATTCGTTTTTGCGGTCTTCGTGAACATCGGCCAGCACTGCTTTTTCCAGCAACGCGGGCAATGCAGCAACCGCTTGAAGTTCGCTAGGCGTCTTGTTTCCGCCAAACAAATGACGATAGCCTTCCTTTCCAATCGTTAAGTGTTGTCCGGTATCCTGATTGATAAACGCCTTACCGCGATAGCGTTGCGCCCATTCTTTGACCGTTTGACGTAACGCCCAGGGTTGCTGGCTTCCAGAGATTTCCTGCCCTGTCAGCTTGACGGCTTCTAAGTCAGGCAAATCAAACAAGCCCGGTCGTTGGCCCATCACCGTTTTTCTCCAGCGCCGCTTGCCGTGCGGGCCGCGCAACGCATAGCCCGGCTGATTCTTGAAGGTCGCTTTGAAAAACAGGATACGGGCTTCGAGTGGCAACTGCCAAGCGGCTAAATTCAGCATCACGGTCACTTGCCGAACAGGTCAAACCGGCGCAGCACGACGTGCCGGGGCAAATTGAAACCGCTGTGATGGTGGCGGGTCTGCACCAGGTCGCCCCAGACGAAAAACTCCGGCAACTTGCGCCCGGTCAGGCTGTACTGCATATCGGCAGGCGGTTCCAGCAGCGCCGGCGGGGGCAACAGCGGGTCAGGGACTGTCCAGGTCGAGACGTGGGTGATCGGGTCAACCGTGGGCAGCGCCCCTTCGACTTCCAGGCCGGTGTCCGGGTCGAGCCAGTACAGCCGATCCACTTGGGTCACTGCCCAGGGCATGATCGCGTCGTTCTGACCGTGGGTCAGGTTGATGCTGAAGGCGTCGCTACTGTCGGTGAACGCTACCCGGTCGGTTTCACCAATGGCGTAAATCGGCGAGTCGCTGGGCAGGGTGACGACGACATCGCCGGCTTCCCACAGTCCCATTTGTGCCCACTGGCGTTGCCGCTGCATACCGGTCAGGCCGACATAGGCCGGGACGGATGCTGTCCAGCTTTTGCCTTTGCCGAGGCAGTGCGGGCAGCCTTGCCGGGCCGCGCCGCTGTCCGGGTCGCGGCAGGGGCAGGCATAGGCGCGTCGCCACTGCACGTCTTGACCGAGGTGCAGGAGTAGGGCGTTAAAGCGGGCGGGGGAAAGTTTCATGGCTGCAACGCCTTGAGGATTTGAAGATCAGGATCAACACGCCGGGCGGCAAGGGCCAGGTTTTGGTAAGTGGGGCGGGCAGCTTGACGATGTCGGTTTCAGTGAGTATCCTTGTCTCAGTGCCTTGCGTTGTTCCCTCCTTGGGCAATTGGAGCCTTCTGGACTGGAACCACTCAAGGCATTTTTGCGTCTGGCGGTATCGCAGCAAACCTTCTTTCATCCAGGAAACAATGACGCCTGCTCGATCTTTTCCGTAAACGCTGGCAACACGATTTACTTCATGCCGTTTTTCGTGTTGCTGAAAGTGTATTGCCGCAATAATAGGCGCACCTTGTTCATCAACAGCATCAATCAGTACAACTAAACTATTTTCTTCGACAGTATGGTTGATTCGCTCTGGATTTGGCGCTGAATTAAACACCATGATTGGATTAGCCAGCAGTTCCGGCAATTGTCGAATAATGGCGATGGACACGGCATGTTTAACGCCATTGGTGGCCTTGCGTACTACATCTCGCGTAATTGATATGGGTAATTGCGGCGCACCGAGTGCCTGTAATACAGCGGGGGTTGGCCCAACTGTAATAGCATCGACATTAGACTGCCGGCTGGTCATCGCTCGATCCAGATTCAGTCTAAACGCTTCCGCCTGCGCTGGATCGGGTTTGAAAGGCGACGGAATAGCCGAAGATGATGATCCGCCGCCCCGTTCCCCATTCGGCAGCATGGAATGCCAGCGATGAACCCGAAAGGTATAGCCCGGCTGATCCTTAAAGCGCCGCGCTTTAAAGAACAGGATCGCGGCGTTCATGGTTTATTTCGGCGCAAACGCACACGGTTGCGGATTCTTCTCAAGCGCCTGGACTCGCTCGCACAGCAACTGTCCGTCATGCGCCGTAAAACGCGGGCCTTTCGAGACAAACTGGGTCATCCGGCCTTGGAATTCCAGGTAATGAATTGCCTGCAAGGTCAGCAAAACGGCAAACCCGCAGAATATCAACCAGTAAAATTTAGCGCCCATGTTGTTCCACCCATCGCTGAATGATCCACCATAAAACTACGCCGCCGCAGGTGATAAAAATCCACCCGGCTTTTTTGATGCCGGCTGAAAAATCCAATAGTTGCCGGTTTTGCGCCCGCAATTCGATCAGGGCTTTATCTAGCTCGTTAATGGTATGTTCCAGTTCGTCAACTCGATCCCAGATCCGTCTTGATTGTTCAAGGTGCGCCGCAATGCGCTCGTTGGATTCCGCGTTGCGGAACATGGCCTGCTGCATCGTTTCATTCATCGCCACGATCATTTCCTTGAGATCGCCTTGACAAATTTCCAGTTTAGAGATGCGCTCCGGCCAGTTGATGACCGGGCGGCGGGTGGTGGGTTCTTTATCGAGATCGGACATGATTAAAACACCATATGACGGACGCCATGAATCGCCTGGCGCAAAGTTTCCAGCCGGTCTTTAACGCTTTGCTGGTATTTGTCCAGGTCGAGACTCATGGATTGACTGAGGCCATCGGCGCTGATGCTGCCGGATTGGGGTAAAAACAGATCGGCCAGCAGGTTCAGTACCGCCATTTTCTGCACCAGATCGGCCAGATCGGGATAGTCGCGGGCGGCGTTTTTCAGGCCGGCGGCATAACGGATCTGCATCATGAGGGGCACGGATCGCCCGCCACTCAGGGCGCTCAGGATGAAGGTGTTGAGGGGCAAGGTCAGCAGGTTCTGGGTCGGCACCAGGTTCAACCGTCCGTACTTCTTGTCGATCCGTAGCCAGGAGTCGGGGACGGTGAAAGCGACGCCCATGCCGGGGGCCGGCCAGGCAAAGTAAATTGAATCGATGCGGATAATCGGGCGCTGGCGGGTTTCGATCAGTCCCCAGGTTTCCCCTTGGAACAGATCGGGGTCAAAATCGTAGCCGGGTTCCTCGATCCAGCGCACATTCGCGGCGTCGAGGGCGGCGGTGTCTTCGGGGCTGCCTTGCGGGATGATCTCAACCGGGCTGAAAAACACCCGCAGTTGCCGTTCGGCGTCGGCCTCGGCGGCGCGCAATTTGGCCCAGAGGTAGTCGTCGCTAAAGGTTGCGCCGGGCGCATAGGTCTGGATCACGTTCAGCAGCCTGTCCTGGCGCAAACTGGCGAGGGCGGGGCCACGGACAAACAGCGGGCTGAGATCGGCGGGGATAGCGACTTCAACCGGGAAATAAAACATTTCCAGCGGAGCGCCGAGGATGGGCGGCTGCACCATTACAAGCAGCAATACCGGGCCAGGAGTGAGTGCAGCGGTGTGTGCGGCGCTGTAGGTGATGGTGACGCCGCCGGTAGCCCACTGCTGGCCGGGATAGTCCGACATGATTATGGGAGTCGGAATCAGGACAATCGTCGGGTCACTAGCAGAGACAAGGCTGCCAGCAACGATTGCGCCATCGGGTATCGGCCAGGCGCTGGCGTTGCGGCGCAGGGTCAGGGCGAGTTCGGCGGGTTGGCCGGGGGTCAGGGTCAGTGGGTTCATGCCCGCCAGTCTACTGTCACGACTGGCGGGGAATCGCTTAAACTGCAAGCGTGATTAAACCGTAGGAGATCGGACGATGATCGCTATCGATGAACGGCAAGAAGTGGCTATAGATGCGGCGCTGGCCGGGATGAAGGCGCTGGCAAACGCGCTGTCATGCAGTCATGCGGTCAGTTGGTTGCTGGTAGGTATTTTAGGAATGACGGCGGATTTGCGACGGTCAGCGCGGGGGTTGCAAGCGGATATTGAACGATGCGCCGGGTCACTGGAAGCTATTGACCCAGAGGATGCTGCGAGTAAACGGCTACTGGATCAACAACAGGCTATTCAGGCGGCGCTTGCTCGGTCGGGTGATGCGGGAGATGACTGCGCTTCATGCGGATTTGGGCCGGGCGCGACTGTGGTTGCTGGAGCATGATGCTGACGTGTCGCCGGTGTTGCCAGAAACCTTCACCTCAGCCGCCGCACTAATCGCAGCCTTGCGGCGGGATGCGGTGCAAGGATGACGGTCATCGGTTCAGGCGGTGTCCTGATTCGCCACATCCAGCGCACTGCGCGGTTCAGTAAAGACTTTGGGAAACTGACGGCGGAGTTGCAGCAACGCACTGAAGATAGACTGACGGCGTTATTGAGCGATCCGCGTCCGCCGGGGTTGGCTTTTGAAAAGTTGAAAGGCTATCGTCGGCCCGATCTTTATACGCTGCACGTCACCGGCAATTATAAGCTGTCATTGGCTATTGAAGGGGCTACGGCGATTTTACGGCGGATCGCTCCACATGATGAAATTGACCGAGCGCCTTAATCGCCAGTGTGCTGTCACGACTGGCGCGGGGGGGCGGCGCTACCAGCCGGCCATGAAAAACGACTTGCCGGCTGAACCGCCGCCCGTAATCACGATGTCGCCCGATCCGAGTAATGACGTGCTGTTGATCGTTTTGATGGTCGTGCCTGATACCAACGCCGCCTGCTTCTCGGTATCCAACTCATTCAGCGCCGCTTGAACAGTCGTTGCTGCAATGTTGCCTGCTGGGGTGTTCTTGACGTTCGCAGCATCATTCACTCGCGCTATCGAGTTATCCGCCTTTTTCAAATACAGCGCTGCGTCGGTGTAATTGACCGCCAGTTCGCCGTAATCCAGATCGGAGGCCAGCGGGACTTTTGCGGCGACACTGCTGCGTTTGTGAATAATTTTATTTGCCATACTGGATTCCTAAAAAGGAAAAGCGCGGCGCTTAAAAAAGCGCCGGGGTTAAATCAGAAACTTCCGCCGTCTAACGTGCTGGTATTTGACAAATAATCCGTACCGAGGACGGCTGCAACCAGCCCGGTTCCCGACTTCTTAAAAATCGCGCCATCGGCTGCACCGTTCAATGCGGTACCGGTGCCACCGTATTGCAGCGGGATCAGCGTGCCGTTCCAGACGCCGGTGGTGACGGTGCCGAGGGTCGTGATGGTGGCTTGCCCGACGTAGGTGCTGGCAATATCAATTGCATCGGCTGAAACCGTGATCCGATTCGTCGTACCGACGACGTTAAAGGTCGATCCAGATTGGGTCATGCCGTCGCCGGCGGTTAACGATCCAGCGCCGGAAAACTGGGTAAAGACCAGCGCAGTGGTGTCCAGAGTGATCGCGGCATTGGTACTGAGTATCCAGCCTGAGTCGGCGTTGGCTGTACCTTCCTCGACAAAACAAAACATGCCCGGCGTGACTTCGGCGCTGATATTGGCGTCAGTTGCCCGTGTCCATGCCGCTGCCGCAACGACATAAATGCCATTAGCAGCGCCGCTACTTTGGTTTTTGACCAGCACCCGGTCGCCAGCGATGACCGCAACGCCATCAATCGTCTGTGGGGCTGATAGCGTGATCGTTGCGGTCGTTGCGGCGCGTACCGACTCTTTGACGTCCATGCCCATGCGGGCCGCGTCGACGTAGTCTTTGTTGGCCGCATCGGTGCCGACGCTGGGGGTAGCGACACTGGTAATCCGCTGGCTGTTCAGACTGACAGCGCTGGTGGGGGCTGCCATTTGATCGAGGCGAGACAGCCGGACTTGCGTGTCAAAATCACTGATCTTGCTGGCAGTCAGTGCGGGTATGTCCGTTGCTGCCAGTGTGGCACCGGTGGTCACCCGGCCTTTGGCGTCAGTGGTGACCTTGGTGTAGGTTCCTGCTGTGCCCGCCGCCGCCAGGGTCAGCGCGATGGCCGTAGTGCCTGATCCGGTCGCATCGCCAGAGACGGTGATGTTCTGATTGCCGGTCAGGTACGCCTGATTTTTTACAAACGCAGTCGTAGCGATGCTGGTGTCGTTGGCGCTATTGACGACTGCCGTGCTGATCGCCGGGTTGCCGGTGAAGGTCGGGCTGTTAATTTTGGCAAACGTTCCGGGGCCAGCAATTGCGGTGATCGCGCTACCGGTTTCACCGATGTACAGCGTATCCGAGGATTCTGACCAGGCCAGTTCACCCTGCAATAGAGACGGCGGGATGGCAGTGGTGGCACTGCGTTTGATCTGAATTGGGTTTGCCATGGCGGGTGTCCGTTAAAATAGTCCGCCGTCGAGCGGGCCAGTTGATAAATGTTGATGCTGATCGAGTTCGGCTGCGACCGCTTGCGCAGTATAGATAATGGAGTTTGCTGCTTCAAGAATGCCGGTGAATCCCGATGTGTCCATATCAATCGCGCTGGCTGGGTGTGCGTGGGTGATAGCGGTTAGATGGGCTTCCAGTTGATTGCCGATCTCTACCGCCAGGCTGGGCGAATTGGGCCGAAGGATAGTGGGAAGCGGCGCAAAAACCGCAGGGGGTACGTCCGGGGGAACCGGGTGCGCCACCTGCGGCGGGGGATTTGGCGACGGCGGAAGGAGAGCGGTATCCGCAGCGCCGCGTGCGGTGGCTTGCCAGTTCTGGCAAGGCATGGCCTTACTTCCCTAATTTGCCGGTCAGATTAAACGCCTTGACGATGGCGTTGATCGTGGTCTCGATCATCGGCCAGGCCGCCGGGACGCCATCGTTGAGGGCCGTGAGGATTTCTCGCACCATCGCCAGCTTGGTTGCGCCATTTCCTTTTTCGGGCAGGGCGATCTCGATGGTTTTGACCAGCGAGATCAAGGTCGGCAGCAGGCTGATTAACAGCTTGAGGTTATCCATGACGCTTGCTCTTAGGCGCTGGGTCGGGTTCCGGTTCGGGCAGGACGTCCGATTCTGGCTGTTTCGCGTAGCCGGGGATCGTGGCGAATAAATCCGCCACTTCATCCGAGACCACTTCGGACAGCCAGGGGCCGTCGCTATCCGGGTCACGGGTAAACGTGATCCCGGATACCGAGCCGCTCATGTTTTGCAGGGTGCAAATCACTTGGGGCATGGCGATTCCTTACACAAACGGCTTCCAGCTTGCGGCGCTGGGCACGATGTTCTTGATGACCGCATGGTGCCGGCGCTTGCTGATTCGCAGGTAGCCAAACATCAATAGCGCCCAGGGGACAATGGCGGCGTTGGTCGGGTACAGCGGGAACTTGATCAGCGGCAGCAGTGACCGCCAGGTGATTGCGGTGTGCCCTGGGGTCAGGTTCAGCAAGAACGCCTTAGTCGTGCCCGGAATTTCCCGGTTGCGATCCACAAAGGTCGTGGTGGCTCCGCCCTTGGGGACGCGGGCCATCAACCGGAAGTCAGCCGTCGCGTTGGTGCCGTTCAGCCGGCCACGATAAATCGCGTAACCGGTTTCGGTGCCGGCGACACTGGCCGTAATGGTCAAGGTGACTTTCTTGCCGGCGGCGACCGCGGTCTGGGTCGACTTGACGATCACGGACTGGCCGGAGCCGTTAATCCCGGCGACCGCGTAGTAATAATTGCCGGCGGTCGCGGTGACAAACTGGCTGGCGGTATCGCTCACGCTGGCGTCAGCGGTGATGCTGGCCGGGGTGAAGGTGTTAGCGCTGGCCTGTACCGGGAACTGAATTTCAAACGGGGCCTGCATCCGCTCGTCCTGAATAAAGACATCGCGGTTCATCTTGACGTCGCCATGGGCGGTCACGATCCCGCGCACTGGCGTACCCAGGTTGGCCTGCTGGCCGCTGGATAGCGGGACGCGATAAGCCGGATCGAGGTTGATGTCCAGATCCGCGCCGACACTGGGCGGTAAGAACAGATCGGTCGGCTTGCCGAAGTTGCCGTAACCGGCAATGACGGCGGCGGCCTTGGCGATATGATCAATGGCGGTCGCGCTGGTCAGCGAAACGCCGCCGGCATCGATCACATGATCCGCCGAGCCGAGCGAGTTCATCTGGGTCACGATCCCGTCAAACTCAGTCGGGACAACGCTGGAGTCGCCATAAAAATTCAGGTGTTCCACGTCGCGCAAAATCCGCAGCGTGCCCATCTGGTTTTCGATGGCCTCGGCGTCCGCGATGGCATTCTGCAAGGTCTGGACAAACGAGACCTGACACTGGGTCATCAGGTACTTGACCATGCCGACGCGGCGGGCGTAGGTGCCCTGGGACTGGGCAATCGCGCCCGTTTCCGAGTTGGCCGTGCTACCCGCCCAGCCGCCCTGATCGGTGGCTTCCGTCCATTCATCGACGGTCGCACCGGCTTTCGGCTTAGGCAGGGCGTTAAACAGTGCAAAATGCGAATTATCCGCCAGAGTCGCCTGCATGGTGGCATCCAGGGACTGGATGCGCAGCGCCGCGCCACCGGTGAGGGTGGACATATCGGTGCCGTAGCCGGCTTCCAGGGCTTTGCGGAGTTCCTCGACATCGCCCATCGGCATCGCGCCGGTGGCAGAATTCTGGGTAAAGAGAGACGGGTCAAGAGCCATGATCAATAATCCTTAAAGGCGGGGTTAGTTAATGAGTGCAGCCAGTTCCGAGGGTACGGCCAGGCCGCGACTCAGGTAACTTTCGATCCGGGCCACATCGGTTCCGGTAATTTTGCCGGTCTGCTGGGCCGATATCGCTTTCGCTAAAACGGCATGAGGCGCTGGGCGGTCAGGTGCAGTTGGGACGGAGGCAGGCTTATCGTGAATGGTCAGGGCGCTTTTGCGTCCGCGACCTTGTTCCTGAATCGCCGCCAGTTGGCCGTGCATGGACTTGATCAGTTCGGACTGCTTGCTGATGACCGCTTCGGCCTTTTGCAAATCCGCGATCACTTGCTCGGCTTTCTCCAGCTTCACGATGCTGGCGTCATGCGACTGCTCTAGGACGGCAAGCCGTTCCTGAAACGCTTTCATCATCGCAGTGCCGTCATAGGCTTCGATAGTCTCGCCGGTGGCATTGGTCACAGCAAACGATTTGCCGAAGTATTCATCCTCGTCGTCTTCCGGGTCTTCGTCGTCTTCCGGCAGATCGTCTTTGCCGTCAGTCGTACCGTCGCCGTCTTTGTCGCCATCGGCAGCCGCAGCGATCTTCTGATCGCCGGGGTCTTTCTTGGCAGGCGCTTTCTTGGCCGGTGGGGCGTTGTCGGCGTCGCCGTCAGACGGGCCGCCCTTCTGATCGGCGTCCGGCTCCTGGTGGGGCGGCAGTGCTTTCTGGAGGGCGTCCAGGTCGTCAAGCAGGGCTTCAAAACTCATGGGGGGTTCCTTGTGGACAATTAAGCGGCTTGCCATTGCAAGATCGGTTGTGCGCCCGGCAACCGCTGGCGCTTGGCTTGAAAGGCGTTAAATTCAGCCTGGCGGTCGCCGCGCTGAATGCGGCCTGTGGTCAGTTCGGTATGGCAGGGTTTGCAAATCAGCCAGACGTGATTGGTATCGGGCAGGCTGTTTTGATAGAAGTGGTCAAACTCAGCAAAGGGGCTGGTGCCGTCATAGGTGATGACTTCGTTGATTCCGCAACACGGGCAGCGCTGACCGAGCAGGCCGGTATGCTTGACGATTTCAGCTTTCACTGAATCCTTGATTTTGCGTCGGCCTTTGGTGGCGATCTGCTGCACATCCGCCCGGAGTGCAATCACGTCGTGCTTGATGGCGCAGACATCCATTTCGACACGGTCGACGCGGGTATCGGTTTTATTCTGCTTTTCCAGAATCGCCACAATGCCGGCGGTGACCGGCGTCATGGCGGAGGCCAGCGCCTCAAAAAACCGATCTTCGGAAAAGGCGATGATCGCGCCGGTGGCTTGTACCGGAACGCCGCGCCCTTCCATGTGGGCCTTGACGACGCTGTTGCACCAGGCGTGAAATTCCGGGCTGAGGTACTTGGCATAGGCCATTGCAATCTGCCAGTGTGCCCAGGTTCCGGCTTCGTTGCCCCTAAGTGTTTGAATTAGTGCATCCTCCCCTACAAGGAGGATGCAAGCTATGTGTGACACAAAGGTTTTGGTGCCGTCCTGCTCGCGCCATTTGGCCGGTTGCTTACTGGGATCGCTTCCCGCTGCCCGCCACATATCGGTCAGCGATAATTGATCGCCGCGCTGGTTGATCGGTTTCTCGTGATACTGCAAACTGAGTGATGCCATGTTAGTAACTCCTTTTTACTGCGTGGTGATACCCGGCTTGGCAGCGTTCGTTGCGTTGCGCCGGGTTTTTTGTTGGTGCTGCTGAATGTCATTGAGAAACCGCTCCAGATAATCGGCGGCGGTGTCGGGGTTGATGCGGTATTCGTTGCGGGCGTAGTCCAGCAGCGGCGATAAATCCTGTTTCTGCACCTTGACTTTTTTGGCGCGCACGTCCGCTGCAAAGCGATCCCGAAAATCCCAGTACGACTGAATCTGGGGGTCGAGACTTTCTTTGCGCAGGGCCGCGCCGCCGGTCAGTTGTGCGCTGTCGGTGCCGTAGCCGGCTTCCAGAGCCTTGCCCAGATTCAGTCCGCCGGGCAGCCAGCACTTGCTGAGTGCGCCAAACGGCACGGTCTGTGCCGTCGGGACGTGCTGGTTGACGGGCGTGCGAGACAGCCCGACGTTGGTCCAGCGCACCTTTTTAATCACTGCGACCTTGGCTTGGCTGTCTGGATCAAACTCCATAGCCTTTTCCAACACCGCGCCGCCGATGCTGGGATACCAGCGGGCCGGCGGATTGAGTTGGGTCAGGCTTTCCCAGACGAAATTCGCGTTGCGGGCCAGTTCGGTGTCGCCCTGGTAAAGCTGGGCTTTGACCAGGGTGCGCTGTCCATCGATCTTGACTTCAACCGGGCGACCGATTTCGTAGTGCATCCAGTCGCGGAAACCGCCACGTTCGCGCAGTTGCGTGGCGTGGTCGATGTCGATGTTGCCGTGGGCTTGAAAGATGGCAGCGGATTCCGCCAGCGCCTGGGTCAGCACTTTCTCGCCTTGTTGATCCAGGCTTTCATTGCTGACTTCCATAAAAATGAAACGCTGGCCGTCCTGCTCGCGGGGGGTCGCCTTGAGCAGGCCGGTGATCGAGATAAATTCGGGGATTTCGTGGAGCATCATGCCGGTGAACTGTAGTGTCACGACTGGCGGAGCAATAAAAAACCCGCCTTGCGGCGGGTTGTGGTTATTAGCGCGGGCTTAAATCAGGCGGGCCAGAATGTTGATCGTTGCGCCGGCAATCATGCCCCAGACAAAGGATCGGACGACTGCCCAGCGTC